GACGGTTATCTGGCACTCAAGGAACTCAAGAACAAGGTTGAGGGCTACGCTGTCTGGTTCGGCGGCACTGAGAACACTGACGGTACTGTGACTCCCACTGGTACTGAGGGTAAGTTCTCCTTTGATGGTCAGCTTTCCGTCCGCGTCACTGGCGGCGGCGTGAACGAGGTTCGCGGTATGGCTATCACCATCGCTCCTTCCAGTGTCATCACGGAGGAATAAGGTACATTAACACAATTTCAAGAATTGGAGGAAAATAGCAATGGCTAAACAGATTATCTTTTCTTACGAAGGTAAGGATTACACTCTGGAATTTACCCGGAGAACCGTAAAGCAGATGGAGGATGAAGGGTTCGTCGCAAGAAACATTGATGACCGTCCTATGACCCTTCTCCCTGCGCTTTTCGCAGGTGCTTTCAAGGCACATCACAGGTTCGTGAAGCCTGATGTGATTGATGCTATCTATGCCAGTATGCCCAATAAGGACAAGCTGATTGAGAAGCTGGCAGAGATGTACAATGACCCCATTATGACTCTGATGGAGGAACCTGAGGACTCTGCAAAAAACGTGGATTGGATGACGAGTTGGTAACGGACTCGTTATCTGCGAAACCTGGGGGCGGCGGCACAAGCCGTCCGTCCCCTCTTTTACGTTACGGAGAAGATTTGGAACGCCTTTGCAGTTACTACATGAGTCTGGGTATGTCCTATTCCGACTATTGGGATGGGGACGCTGAAATGGTGAAGTATTACAGACAGATGGACGAACTGCGTAAGGAGCAGCGCAATAGCGAACTCTGGTTGCTGGCGGCATACATCTATGAAGCCCTGCTGGACGCTTCCCCGGTCTTTAATCCGTTGAGCAAGAAAAACAAGCCCTTCCCCTTCCGTTCTGAACCTATCCCGGTTACGGAACGAGGTACAAGGGAGTCTGCGGAGCGGAAGAAGCAAAAGCAGCTTGAAGCTGGTAGAGAAGCTATGCGCGTGATGATGGCTACCATCAACAAGCAATTTGAAAATAAGAAGAAAGGAGGGGAAGTTGACAATGGCGATTGAACTTGAAGGTCTTGAGTTTCAAATCGAAGCGAAAGCCGAGGACGGTACTAAAGGTATAGAGAGTCTTACAAAGAACCTGCGTAAATTGCGAACCGCCTTATCCAAAGGCTGGGGTGAAAATTCTTCCGTCAAGCAGATTGAAGGATTGAGCAAGGCACTACAGGCTTTTCAGCCTGACAAGGTTAAAAGCATGTGTGATAGTTTGCAGAGTTTGAAGGAGTGTAAGATTTCTTCCACCCTTCCGAAGCAGATTAGCGCAATCGGCAATTCCTTGAAGGATATTACGCTGATGGACGTAGAGCGCGTTGAGGACTTGGGTAAAGCCCTACGCGAATTGCAGGACATTGGAAATGTGAGAATACCGAAGGTATCTGTACCTAACAATATCGTTCCGACCACTACTCCCGGTGCAAGTCCCACTACGCCTGCGACTCCTGCAAATAGTCCCGTTGAACAGACGGAACGTAAGATGCAGGTAGCTACAGGAGCAGCGCATAGGTTCAGTGCTGCACTGAAAGAAGTCAATGCGGTATTGGGTATCACTTATCCGTTCAAGCAGTTGGGCGCGGCACTAACCTCCGCTTCTACGAAAATGCGTCAAGCTATGGGCAGTCTGAAAGAGATGTATGCGTCCTTTAAGGAAGGCGGCGGTATCGTAGGTGCGTTTGGCAGGGCAGTTTCTAACATGGCTAAGAACTCTGCTTCCAGACTTGCAGCGTTTGTTAAGAATGTCACTTCCGCTATCGGGAAGGGGTTAAACCCTACCCTCAAGAAATCCACTGGACGATTAGGACAGTTCTTCAATTCCATCAAGAGAATTGCATTATACCGGGCTATCCGATTTATGCTGTCCGAGTTGACTAAGGCATTTAAGGAGGGCGTGAACAACCTCTACCAGTACAGCAATGTGATGGGCGGTCAGTTCGCTACAAGCATGAACAGTCTGGCAACCAACGCATTGTATCTCAAGAATAGCATTGGTGCGATGGTTGCGCCTATCATCAATGCACTTGCCCCGGCAATCGACTTTGTGATTGGTAAAATCGCAACCCTGCTGAACTACATTAACATGCTGTTCGCAAGACTCTCTGGTGCTTCTGTGTTTACGGCGGCAAAGAAGTCTGCAACCTCTTACGGTGACGCACTGTCCAGTGCAGGCGGTTCTGCTTCCGATGCAGCAAAGGAAATTAAGAACGCCACTACGGGCATTGACGAACTGAACATGATAATGGCAAATGACAGTTCTGGCGGCGGTGGCGGTGGAGGAACTGACTACGGTTCCATGTTTGAAGAACTTCCGATTGATAGCAACGTCAGTGACTTTGCTGACCGACTCAAGGAAGCGTTTGACAACGCTGACTGGAAGTCCCTGGGTACTATTCTGGGTGAGAAGGTCAATGAAATCATTGATAGCATTGATTGGTACGGTGCGGGTAGCAAGGTTGGATACGGACTGAATGGAGCAATCCAGACAGCGTACTACTTCCTTGATGCTGTGAACTTCAATAACATTGGAGCGCGGATTGCCGAGTTCTTCAACGGTGCGATTGCAAATGTTGACTGGAATGTGCAGGGCAGACTGGTATCTAAAATCCTCACTGGCACATGGCTGATTGACGGCATTATCGGTGCAATCCAGACTGTTGACTGGAAACTGGTAGGTCAGAGCATTGGTGAGTTCTTCATTGGAGCCTTTGACGAATTTACCGAATGGGTCAGCAAGTATGATTGGGGTGCTTTGGGTACTGAACTTTGGCAAAAGTTCAAAGACCTTGTAACCAACATCGACTGGGCGAGTGTTGCGAAAAGCCTGTTTAAGGCATTAGGTTCTGCAATGGGTGCAGCGGTCAGCTTCATTGGTTCCTTCTTTGGCAGTGTGTGGGAGGATATTAAGTCCTACTTCACTGAAAAGATTGAGGAATGTGGTGGCGATATTCCCGCTGGTCTGTGGAAGGGCATCAAAGATGCTTTCGGCAACGCAGTGACATGGATTAACGAAAACATTGTTCAGCCCTTCATTGAAGGGTTCAAAGAACTGTTTGGTATCCATAGTCCTTCTACGGTCATGGAGGAAATCGGCGTTTTCATCATGGAAGGTCTGCTGGGCGGTATTCTCAAGCCGTTCAAGGCGATTGGTACATGGATTAAGACTAACATTGTTGACCCGCTGACGGAAGCATTTGAGGATTTCGACCTTGTAGAATTTACCGTAGGCGTGAAGAACACTGCTTCCGAGTGGTGGAGCAACGTCAATAGCTGGTGGGACAGACAGGTAGGCAAAGTCCAAAACTTCACTACCAACGTCACCAACAACGCTACTACATGGTGGAATAACACCAAAACGTGGTGGTCTGGCAAGGTAGGCAAGGTCAAGGAGTTCACAACCTTTGTAACCAATCAGGCTACCTCTTGGTGGTCTAAGGTCAATACCTGGTGGGACGGCAAAGTGGGCAAGGTTAAAGAGTTCACTACCGCTGTCACTAATCAGGCATCTACCTGGTGGAGCAACGTCAAGACCTGGTGGAGCGGCAAGGTTGGTGCTGCGGAAAACTTCACTACCAATGTTGCGAACCAGTCTGCTACATGGTGGAACAACACTAAGACCTGGTGGAGCGGTAAAGTAGGCGCGGTGAAGGAATTTACCACAACGGTTACCAATCAGTCCAGTGTTTGGTGGTCTAATGTAAAGACCTGGTGGAGCGGCGAGGTTGGCGCAGTTCAGCAGTTTACCACTTCCGTTAAGAACGAAGCCACTACCTGGTGGTCTAACGTGAAAACGTGGTGGTCTGGTAAGGTGGGAGCGGTACAGCAGTTCACTACCAGCGTCAAGAATGAAGCCACTACATGGTGGAGCAACACGAAGTCTTACTGGTCTGGTAAGGTTGGCGCAGTCCAGTCCTTCACAACCAATGTTGTAAATCAGGCATCTACCTGGTGGAACAACGTCAAGACCTGGTGGAACAACTCTAAGGGTAGTCTGTCTGCAAGTGTGTCTATCACCAACGCTGCGTCTACCTGGTGGAGCAACGTCAAGACCTGGTGGAATAACGCCTGCGGAACTCTCTGGACTACTTTGGGCATTAAAATCCCTACCATTTCCGTCAAGTGGTCTACGGTGACCGTGTTCGGTAAGGACTACTCTTACCCGTCTGGTTTTAACCTGACGTGGAACGCAAAGGGCGGTATCCTTGACGGCGCACAGATTTTCGGTATGCTGGGTAATTCCTTCCTGGGTGGTGGCGAAGCTGGTAAGGAAGCGGTGCTTCCTCTGGAACGTCACACTGAATGGATGGATACCCTTGCTGAAAAAGTCCGCAATGGTCTACCCGAAGATAACGGCGCAGATGGCATTGGATACAGCACATTCAGACGTGCGCTGGATGACTTCTACAATGACCGTGTAGAGTCTACCGTAAACCAGATGGCATCCGACATGAACCGTCAGGCAAACAAGAAGGAGCAGACAACCGTTCAGGTTGGCAACCGTGTTATTACCGATGCTGTAACCACTCAGCAAAATGCGAATGGTTACAGGTTCACTACCGCGTAAGGAGGGAGGTAGCTTATGGCATATTTGGCAATCAACGGTTATGAACTACCCTCTCCAAAGCGCGGGGTAGAACCTATCGTAACCACAATCGTAGATGCTGGACGTGACGCAAACGGCACAGTGGTAGGTCAGCGTGTCGGACGCGACCAGTATAAAATCAATAACCTTGAGTGGGCATGGCTGACAGCAGAGCAGTGGAGCAAGATACTCACAATCCTATCCAACTTCTTTGTGTATGTCACATTCC